ATCAAAATCAAAATCAAAATCACCAGTAATACCCGAAAAATTGAATTCAAAAAGTCCTAATAAAGAAGAAGAAACAAACTTAAAGTTATTATTAAAAGATAAAACAATGAATAAAGAATTAATTGGTATAATGGAAGAACTTGCTGATATAATGACACGACAAGGAGAACCATTCAAAGCAAGAGCATATAAAAAGGCATCCGAAACAATAATGGGCTTACCAGACGATATTACAGATGTGGCACAATTAGATGGAAAATCAGGTATTGGGAAAACAATCATGGAAAAGTTGGAAGAATATCAAAAGACCGGAACTCTTCAAATCCTAGAAAGAGAACGAAAAAATCCGATAAATCTACTCACAAAAATATACGGGGTTGGTCCAAAGAAAGCCAAAGCATTGATAGACGATGGTATAACGACAATAGAACAATTAAAAGAAAAGGCAAATGAAAACAAATTAAATGATACGCAAAAGATAGGGTTAAAATATTATGAACCGCTAACGAAGCGTATACCGAGGGAAGAGATTGAATTATTTAAAGATAAGTTTGATACGATATTTAAAAAAATAGTATCTTCCGATTCCGATTCACTTTCTGGGTCAAAATACGAAATAGTTGGAAGTTATAGAAGAGAAGCAATCAATTCTGGAGATATTGATGTAATCATTACAAACGATAAAGATAATATAGATGTGTTTAATAAATTTTTAGATGCGTTGATTTCCGAAAAAATAGTAACTGAAGTATTGACTCGTGGGAAAACCAAGAGTCTTACGATTGGAGAATTACCTGGATCCATTCCTAGAAGGATAGATTTCTTGTATACTCCTCCAGATGAATATGCGTTTGCCACACTCTATTTTACAGGAAGTAAAGCATTTAATACAATAATGAGGCAGCGAGCACTTAATATGGAATATACATTAAACGAGCATGGATTTTCAAAAATGACCTCTGGGAAAAAAGGTTCCAAGATTGATATAGCGTTTCCTACAGAACAATCAATATTTGCGTTTTTGGGTATGAAATATAAAGAGCCAAAAGAAAGAGAAGGATATAAGTCCGTTGAATTATTAGATGGACCCCCTTCACTAGAAGTAGATGAAATCAGCATTGCGTCAATAAATAAAAACAAAAAAGTGAGTAAAAATAAGACGGTAAAGATGGACGCAAAGGTAAAAAAGATTGTAAATGGTAAAAAAAACGGGTCCAAAGAGCACCTAGCAGATTTTAAAGAAAATGGAATAGATGCATTAAAAATGTTGTCTGAAAAAAACATAGCAATTATGATAGACGAAGCTACAAAAGCGTATTATAATGATACCCCGTTAATAAGTGACAATGAATTTGATATAATACAAGAATATATGAAGAAAAATTATCCAAAAAACAAGATATTGGCACAAATAGGGGCGCCAATTGAAGATAAACATAAAGTAAAGTTACCATATCATATGGCTTCCATGGATAAGATAAAACCCGACACAAATGCGTTGCCTAAATGGAAACTAAAATATAAAGGACCTTATGTATTATCTGCAAAATTAGATGGTATTAGTGGTCTATATTCAACTGAGAATGGTGAGGAAAAATTATATACACGAGGGAATGGTTCAATAGGACAAGATATTAGTCATTTAATTCCTTATTTAAGACTACCGAAAACTCCTGATATGACAATTCGTGGTGAAATAATCATGAAGAAATCAACATTTTTGGAGAAATATAATAACGAATATTCTAATTCGCGCAATCTAGTTGCTGGACTCGTGAATAAAAAGACGATAGAGCCAGAAAAACTAAAAGACATAGATTTTGTTGCGTATGAAGTAATTAAACCGCATTTAAAACCAAGCGACCAAATGAAGTATTTGGCGTCCCAAGATGTATTAGATGTAATTAATGAAGTAAAGTCCAACATAGAGAATAGTATGTTATCAGAAATATTAGTAGATTGGCGTGAAAATTACGAATATACGATTGACGGTATCATTGTATCAAATGATGATATTTATAAAAGAACGGATAAAAATCCGGAACATGGATTCGCATTTAAGATGGTGCTTTCAGACCAAGTAGCGGAAGCGAAAGTGTTAAATGTATTATGGGCTCCAAGCAAAGACGGATATTTGAAGCCTAGAATTCAAATAGAACCCGTTGTATTAGGTGGTGCCAAAATAGAATATGCGACTGCTTTTAATGCGGCATTTGTAGAAGATAACAAATTAGGTATAGGTTCACTAGTAAAATTAGTGAGAAGTGGTGATGTGATACCGCATATTATGGCTGTAACTGAACCTGCTGAAAAGGCAAAGATGCCTGATGTAGCCTATAAATGGAATGATACTCATGTAGATATAATAATGGAGGATGCCGAACAAGATGAGACCGTAAAAGAGAAGAATGTAGTAGGATTTTTTAAAGGGTTAGAAGTCGTTGGGTTAGGTTCGGGGAATGTGAAAAAGATAATAAAAGCGGGATATGATAGTGTACCTGAAATAATTGCCATGACTCCTGAGGACTTTTTGAAAGTAGATGGATTTAAAAAGAAAATGGCGGATAAAGTATATACATCAATTCATGATAAAGTAGATAAATCGTCATTAGTTACAATCATGGCAGTGTCAAATATATTTGGGCGAGGATTTGGTGAGAGACGCATAAATCCTATTATGGAGATGTTTCCTGATATTTTAACATCGGAAAGCAGTGATGTAGAGAAAATGACTCTTATAAAATCCATCAAAGGTATGGAGAAAAAAACGGCCGAGCGATTTGTTGCAAATATCCCGAAATTTATGGAATTTATCAAGGTTGCCAAATTAGAATATAAAATTACCGACTTGCCACAACCTGTTGAAAATGACACGAATAATCCATTATATAATAAATCAGTAGTCATTACTGGATTTAGAAATAAAAAATTATCGGAAGAATTAAAACAAATAGGAGCCAAAGAATCTAGTTCTATTAGTAAAAATACATTTGCAGTGATTATTAAATCAAAAGATGAAGTAGATACTGGAAAGGTAATATTAGCAAGAAAAAAGGGTATTCCAATCTACAGTATTGAAGAATTTAAAGAAAAATTTGATTTATCATTATCATAATCATAATCATAATCATAATCATAATCATTGTAATTCAATAGAATGCTTATATAGAAAATACACAAACAATATAAAAACATAATATCACTATATTTTATAATATGATGTTTTTTATCGTAGCCATTATTGCATGTGTTAACGCATTAAATACCACCGAAGACCGCCAATGGGTTTCTTTCCAACAATTTATGCATCGTTTTGAAAAATCATATCCTAATGTAGCACAATTAGAAAGTAGATTTGAAATTTTCAAGGACAATATTGAGTATATTAGAATTGAAAATGATAAGACACATTCTTTTAAATTAGGCATTACACCATTTGCCGATTTAACCAATGATGAATTTGCTTCTTTCAATGGTATTAGAACAACTGGTCCGTTCTCATCTGTTTGCGATAAATTTCAATCAACCTCTGATTCATTACCCGATTCTTACGATTGGCGTGATAATAATGCTGTTACTCCTGTAAAAGATCAAGGCCAATGTGGTTCATGTTGGTCGTTTAGCGCTACAGGTGCTATGGAAGGTGCTTGGGCGATTTCAACGGGAGACCTTGTCAGCTTATCCGAACAACAATTAGTGGATTGTTCCAAATCTTATGGCAATCATGGTTGTAATGGTGGACTTATGGACGATGCGTTTCATTATGCGATGGATAATGGTATGTGTTTAGAGAGTGCTTACCCATATGATGCTATAGTAAGTAATTGTCAAAAATGTGATACCGTTGTTGAAATTTCTGGCTGTGTTGATGTAACAAAAAACAATCAAGTAGCCCTTAAAGAGGCTGTATCTCGTGGTCCGGTTTCAATTGCGATTGAGGCTGATACACGGACATTTCAATTATATACCAGTGGAGTTCTTACAGGAGATGCTTGTGGAACGAATTTAGACCACGGAGTTCTTATTGCAGGATACGGACAAGAGGATGGAACTGAATATTGGCTTGTAAAGAATAGCTGGGGTCCGTCGTGGGGAGATCAAGGTTATATTAAGATTGGTAGAAGTGATAGCACAAATGATCCAGGTGTTTGTGGAATTGCGATGCAACCATCTTACCCAGTTGTGTAATTAGTTACGCAAATGGATAATTAATTAAAAAAATAAATAAAAAAGGGAATTCACCCATTTTTATTTACTTTTTACTTTTTACTTTTTATTTTTTACTTTTTACTTTTTATTTTTTACTTTTTACTTTTTCTGAATCTAAATATTAGACTTCGACATCACCTTCTTCGACTTCACCTTC